CATTGATGTTATCCTTTAGAATTATTTCTATTAATCTTTCCATCTTTTCAACACAAACTTTATCGTTGAAATCTTCAGGGTTATTTAAGAATAAATTAATACCCATTGTTATAAATCCATCCCCCAATGTTGCCATCGTAAAAGGTATATCATTTACAAATATGAATTTCTTATTGAATAATACCTTATCCATATTCAATTCTACGGTCTTCTCAATTGATTTAAGGAACTTTCTTATGTTGTGCTTATAGTTGGTATCAATTGACTTGATATAACACTTTATATCACAATAAATAGAATTGGGACTTTCCCTGTTTATTATTCCAACTTCAAGTTGAATGTTCTCATAAGTTTTTGTTTTGTATATTCTACCGAATTTCTTTGTCATATGGTTAAAATATAACAAATAAAAGTGACATTGTAAAAACAAAAAACCCCGACAAGTTGGGACTTAGTCAGGGTTCTTGTTTCTAGTGTGGGTACATTAGAAGTAAGATAAATATAGTAATCTCTTGGTAATCGTAAATATTAATTGAATGTTAACATGTATAAAGTGTGACTAATTAAAGCCAGTATTTCATCTATAATGTTTTGAAGATATGAGTTGTTCATATCAAATGCTCCCCTGTTGTTTAATACAATGGTCCTAAGTTCATTTAGGTAAGGAGTTGGTTCTGTTGAAGTGGATGGTGGTATTTCTATCTCTGGTTTATCATTGATAACTCCAAAGTAAGTTTCTGTTAATGTATCAATTAACTCAAGTATTTCTTCATAGTATTCATCCAGTGCTTTGTGTTCTGCGAAACTACTGGTTCTTAAATGAGTTAAGTGTGCTATATCTCTTGATTGAAATAGTATTCCTATTAATTCTTCTGCGTTCATAGTATTAATTATTCTGGTTATCTGCTGGTCTGCTTTTAACTACTTGAAGATTTATGAAAGTGATAAGTCCCTTCTAGATGCTAGTGCTGCTAGAGACACTTAAAACATCTAGAACCTTACCACCTTTACATCTTGAATCTTTGATGTTGTCTTTTATAAGTCCCTGAATTATAGACAAGTGAGTTATACCATTTCAGACATAACAAACAAATTATAATAATTAAAATTGATTCAGTAAAGCATGTCTTAATTTTTTTTTGAATATATTTATTAGATTATGGGCAAAGAACAAATTGAATACAACCTTAAGAGAAGAATGTTAACTGAAACAGGATGGGTATACTTCTGTAGAATCTGTGGAGATTATCTAAATGAGGACCAATTCTATAAATCAAAGACAGGACCTTTCAAGATTGATACCAAGTGTAGAATACATTATACCAAGAAAGATAAAGATGATGATGGCTCAATGGACTACATGAAGTTGGACCCACTATCAGATGAGGACTTTCAAGGAGCACAGAGACTATTAGAGACACTTGGATATAAATTTGGGGTAGATACTCCACCTATACACATTCAGTTTAACCTGCGTCATAATATTAAATAAGATGGGAAAGAAATTTAACAAGGTCATCTACATGGATGACGATGAATATGTTTGGTGTTCTCGTGAGCAAGAATATATTCATCACTCTGAATTTGAAACCAATAAGGTTGGTGAATATAAATTACATTGTATAAAATGTTCTGAAGAAATATCTGGTATAAGAACGGACCACTATCACAATGGGGCCCAAGAGAGAAGTGATTATGTGAAAGAACAATCAAGGTTGATGCTTGAGAACATTGGATACAAGTATGACAGTGAGTATACAATCCACGAACAATTTTTAATCAAACACAATTTGGTTTAGTGAAATCTTATTTGTACCTTCGTGGTATGAAAGACAAAACCATTTACTTCATTGACCCTCTCTTGGGTCAAGTTCATCTGCCAGTTCCATTCAAACAGTTGTGGGAGGCTTCTCGTGAGGGAAGAGATGTTCCGCCAGCAATCAGGTTGGAACACATTCAAGACTGCGTCAAAGCAGGAAGAGATGTTGATGTGGTTGTTGGTTCAATCCTTCATCAGTTGTGTTTCCTTGACAAGAAACCAAAAGACAACATCCTTTATTTTCACCACCCCCTTTATTTGAACTAACATGAACAAACTCATTCAAACAATCCAAGATGAAATCAATCAGTTGATGAATTCCAAATGTGCCAAGTTCTCAGACAAACAACTTGAGAATTGGGCCATCAATGAAACACCATATGAAACTGTGATGGAAATGTATCAACGTCATCTTTCAGGTGTGAGCATTGCTCAAGTGACCAAAGAATATGGTTATGGGGGTTCAAACATTGTGACTGAGAAATTTGACAGACATGGTTTGAAATACGAAAAACATTATCACACAGGTGGGAAACACAACGCCAAACCAATTGAACAATATTCTTTGAATGGAGAATACATTCAAACATTTGAATCAGCGACAAAAGCGGCTGAACTTTACAATTGTCACATCTCATCAATTCTTGGTGCTGTCAGCGGAAAACAAAAAACTTCTTGTGGATTCATTTGGAAATTCAAAAATCAACCAGTACCTTTGAACTATGAACAAACTCATTCAAACAATCCAAGATGAAATCAACAACTTGATGATGTCCAAAGCGGCAAAAGCAAGTGACGCTCAACTTGTTCACTTTGAAAAACTTTCAAAATGGAGAGGTTCTGATGAAAACAAAAAACAATTTTCAAACAGAGGAATTGTTTGCTCAAAATTCACTGTTGAAGAAGCAAAAGAAATCAGAGACAAATTTTATTATCAGAATCTTTACATCAGTCAATTGTCAAAAGAATACAAGATTTCAGAAACAAATCTCAGACAACTCTTGAAGAACGAATCTTACAAAGTTGATGGATGGAACTATCCTGATTATGAAGAGCAAAAAAAGAAAAATGCTTATGTCAATGAAAGAATTGAAGAAAAGATTCAATTCATCAAAGACGGATATGGTGTGACAAATTTTTCTGAGTATTTTCAAGCAGACCCACAAGCATATTACAGTTTGGTGAAAAAATACAAATTGACCACACCAAAAAGAACCGGCTCACAAAGAGCAAAAGTTTTGAAAAAAGATTTGGTAGATTAAAAACAATAGCATAACTTTGTATCATGATGAACGACAAACAACACTCCGCACTCCAAGAAGGTCAAGCACAACGCAAACGTTTGACTCACATCGTCAAGAAAGCCGTGAAGTCTTCACCTTCCGCTTCTTACCCTCACACTTACATCTACTCACCTCCTGGTTTGGGAAAGACATACACAGTCAACGAGTCTTTGAAAACTCTTGACCTCCCCTTCTTTGAGTTGTCAGGAGCCGTGTCAATGTTCGCCTTCGGTGTTTCTTTGGCGACAATCAAGTTCAAGATGCCAAAAGACAAAACAATCATCGTGTCTGTTGATGACTGTGATGGAATCTTGAAGAACGAAGAGAACATCAACATCATGAAGAACGTGTTGAGCGGAAAGAGAATCTTCGCTTACGAGAAGTCTCTTCAGTCTCAGATTGGAAACTTGACTCCCCTTCAACAACAAGCGATTCAGTTCCACTCAACTGATGACCGAATGGGTTTCTCAGTTCCAACTGACAACATGATTTTCATCTTCACTTCCAACTTCCGTCTTCCTGATGATGATGAAGTGAAAGATGCTCGTGAGAAAGGTGGAAGCAAGAACATCTTGAAAGTTCACAGAAACGCAATCCGTTCTCGTTGTCGCACAATGGACTTTGACTTGACCAAAGACCAACATTGGGGATGGATGGCAGATGTCACTTTGAACTGTGAGTTGAACTCATCTTTGTCTTCTGATGACAAACACATCATCTTGGATTGGATTTGGAACAATTGGGAGAAGATGACCGAGCGTTCAATCAGAACCATTGAGAAGATGGCTGAGACCATGTGTGAAGAACCCGATGACTACAAGATGTCTTGGGAGATTGACCTTCTCAAATAACCACCTTAAAACCATCAGGGGAGTGGTGTCCTCGTTTCATAACACATGAGTGGGAGTTGATGGTCTCCCACTTTTTTTTCCCATAGACCAATTTTCTGAGGACCAAAATATTCACTAAAATTTGTTTTTTAATTTGGATGTACAGAAAATTTTGATTATATTTGTAGTATGGAAAACAAGTTAATTATAGAATTCAAAAGAAACAAAAGGACAGTTCAATCATTGGAAGTACCAGTAGAGATGTTAAAAGAATTAAGACATCATGTTAGTTATGTTCACAAAAATATGGAACATGGTACTTGGACAATATACATAACAATCAATATCAAATAACATGGGAGCAACAAAGAAAACCTACGAAGAAATGACATTGACAGAATTTTTATCATTTCATTTTACACACGAAGATGATGAAGATTATCAATACGAAGAATACAGACAAAGACAACTTGAGGCTGAACAACAAGCATACGAACAACACTTAGCAGACAAATACTAATATGGAAAAGAATACGACACAAGGAAACCAAATCATCCGTCAATCACAAGTCAAACTTGTCGTTGATTACTTCACTCTCGTTGAGAAGAAACCAAACCTCAGCGATGTTGTTAAAATCGCAACCATGATGGAGAAGTACATCCAAGATGGTTATTCAAAAGAATTGGGGGAATCTTTCCTCAGAATTGACGAACACATCAACTCACTCAAGTAAACGTCCATTTGCTTAAGTACTGACCCTCTGAAATTCAGGGGGTTTTTTATTTAATTGTTTGCCTTCCCATACCAAGTAGGTAGGGTTGAGTCAGCACATAGTGGACCCATAGCGTTGAATGAACCACCTCTCCAAGAGTTTCTACCCCAATAGTAAGAGTTACCAGGCATTGTAATCTGTGAGTTAAACGCAGATTTAACCTGTGGTGGTAATTGTCCGTTATTCAATGAACCGTTGTTGTACTCAGGATACCAACCTGAACGGAATATTAAATGTCTTCTCATCAAGTTATCTTGGAACTCGGCTTGGTTATTTGCGTTTGTTTTAAGATATTGTAATGTCTTCAAATCCACAGGAGAACCTTGTTCACTTCTGTTCTGAACCAATCCAATATTAATAAATTTCACCCAAAAATTATCTAGCGCCAAAAAATATGAGTAAGCAATTAAAGTTGGTTGAACATAATTGTCCAACAATTCTTTGTATCTTATATTTCCCACTAAGTTAATATCACCAGTATCAACCAATTGTTGTAATTTGTCATACAGGTTTGTTCCAAGTGTTTCTTGGATTTGAATTGCTTGAGCCTGTTGAATGGCAAATCTTAATTCAGAAGAGTCAACGTTGTCAGTAATAGGAGTGTTATCTTTCAGTTTTTGTTCTGAGATAAATAAAACATTATAAGTCATCTTAGATTATACTTTGTTGGGTTATGGTCAAATCTATTTCTTGACCTGGATATATTAATTCAAACACATCTTTTAACTCACGATTCATAAATGTCTGTAATGGGTTAATTGATGTCTTTAAGAATAATTGATAGGCTACTTGTAATTGGTCAGCAGATGATGAGAACCCACCAGGATTTGGAAGTCCAATCAAACTACCGTCCACAATTTTGTGACCTGATAAAATTTGTTTTTGGACCAACTCAAACACCTCAGAATAAAAACCTTGTTGAAGGTTTGATGCTATCTGTGTGATGTCGGGTTTTTCATTTGAATCTCCGTAAGATACAATCACCCTTCCTGCGTTTTCTGAACCCTGATAACGGTTCTCAATGTTCCTTAAGATTTGAGTTTGTTCGTTTTCAGAATCAGGTGCTGGAGTGTTGAAGTGTACCCATAGTGAAGGGTTTGCTCCATTTATCAAATTGGCTAAGTTATAGACCGTTATTTGGTGGTTTAAACGTATATCATTGATTGTAGATAGATAGTCAGGTGCTCCGTAGTAATCGTAACCTGGTTGGAACATTCTAATATGAACGATTTGTCTATTAGTAAAGTTCATTGGGTCAAACTCAGAGAATTCAACCATTCCGGCTTTTCTCCAATTCATCCAATCTCTACAATAAAGATACTTGGTTGCTGGTGCTCCAAGTTCTATTGGCTTGTGGACTCTAATGTATTTTGAAGGAATAATGTGAAATCCGGCAATCCCTTCTGAACGGTCTTTCCTCCAAACAATTTCAAGGAATAAATTTCCTGTAACAATTAATTCAAAGTATAATTGTCTTCCAATATCATTTAATGTTTGTTTTGAGTTAACTTTGTAGTCGTTAACATATCCTGCTCCAAAACAGTTATCTACTTTTGAACGAACGCAAGCATTGTGAATTGGTGACATGTCCAACAATCTGTATAGTTCTTCAGGGAACATGTTATCTAATCCCCAACTTACAAACGCATTGTTCCTGTTCACTACTTCAGTGAAATTGGTTAGGGTATCTACCGCAAATGTTAATTTGTCTACTTGAATCATCCTTCGTATATCTTATAAATATCACTAGTACCGGAGTATGTGATAGGGTTAGTTGAGGCCGA